TGCAACTGGTCCCTCAGGCGCTGGAAATCCTCGGGACCATGGTGTGCCATCATCAGCAAGGCGACGTCAACTTTCATTTGCATGATCTCTTGATTGCCGTCATTCCTCTTCTTTTGCCATTGTAGCTCTCTGGCGATTACCGCCTTCGGTAGTGGAGCTGCGACAAGCGCTCCACGGGGAGTAAACGTTCGTTTAAGAAACTGCAACTCCTCCACTCGCTCATGAGGACTATCGACTCCATCCTTAGCCGCTGAAGTCACCTCATATCCGAAAGCTTCAAGGTACGTTTTAATCGTCACACGATTGTACCATGGTAGCACAGCAGGAGAGACCGTTGCAATGACATCATCTCCATATGTCAAACACCTGACATGTTCATCGAACTGCCTAATATCCTTCGGCAGTCCCACTGCCCTCTGACAAAATACGAATGCAACAAGCATGTTATACCAATTAGCTATTGAGTTGAGCACGTCAGTTCCAGCATTGCCAGACTTGTTTCCTTTCATGGTCTTCACAACAAGCTCACCACAAACAATGGTACTACAGGTTATTGATCTCATCAGCGCTGCACGCGCCTTTCGATGCTTGAACCCATAAAACTTGTCCATGAGATGTAGGGCAATATTAAACGCTTGAACTGTCACTGTTCCATCAAAGTTCGAATAGTCTATATCGAACCCTGAGTCGTTCATCTCCTTTAACTGGTGGTAAACGTCCGCCCACTGAGAGTCAACATCTATCCCAATCGCGCTGCACAGTCTAAACCCAACATGTTTCTTCCACCAACCAAAGAAGGCACCCATGTACTTTCGTTGCAACATGGTGAAGGTGAGTTCTGGCGACACAAAAACTCGAACTTGCCCAGTTTTCACTTTGTGAATCTTACGCAACTCGTCTTTGTTACAAGCGGTCCATAGCACCCGTGGCTCTTTTCCTTCCAAAATGCGCACTTCCTCGTCCTGTAGGTGTTGCATATACGGTTTCTTCAACCACGGAATGACCTTATTTCTTGCAACATCTGAGTACATGTACCTCTTCTCTTCACCTTCGACTGATGGCATCTCGTCAAAGATATCTTTCTTACCTTGCGGGTAGACTTTAGTCAAAATGCCTGGAGATGTGTCCATGACGATTTGCGTGAGTCCCAACTCAACATCACCATTAATAGTCTGGTCTTCGGTTAGGACGACTCCTTCGTCTTCTGGAATCTTCTCGAGCATGAAATTGAGAACCGTTTCGCTCACTCCGATCGGCACAGTCATTGGCTGATCACTACCAAACTTTTCAATCCCAGTATACAGCGTATGAATTCCTGCAACCTGACCAATCTGACATGGTATAAACTCATCTGGCCACGATGGACAATTAAGTCCAGTTCTGCCAAATACAGTTTTGTGCGGTTGAAATCTGTCCATGGACACGTCGTTCCACTTTACTGCTCCAAGCACTTCAATCTCTCCAGTAGCCCACGATTGTGTAGTTTGTGCATCAAGAAATACTTCTTCTTCTTCTTCAATGATCCAAGCGTCGGTTGGTTCACTAACATGAGCTCTCTCAGCAATGACCTCTTCCGCTTCAACTAAAGCTTCAAGCGTGATATCTGCAACACCTGTCATCTTCGTTCCTTCCTCACGACCCCAAACGTGCAAACCAATAAAAGGTCGTTGCACTGTCGTATTTCGAAAAAGGTATGGTTTGCCACAATCTCCCATGAGAGCCTGTTTTTCCGTCAGTCCAGGAAGCGCCACTTCTTGTCCTCTCTCTAACTGACTCTTGAACGACACCATAGCCTTCGATAGAGTAAATTGCTCGAGCCATAGTGCCGTATACTCACAACCTGAGTATGCCTCCTTGTCATGTCGAGTTGTAATCAATCCTCGTATGGACCGAACGTTGATGAGAGTTTGGTCTTCAACTTTAACGACCACTAAATCTCGTTCTCCTCCAAACGGTCCAACGTCAGTAACAACTTCAACATTCAGATCAGACAACGCCAAAGGAACCATCTTAACACGTAACCCCTGCTTGTTTCTCTGCTCTATCCACACTGACTTGGATACGTCGGTACACTGCTTGTAAGTACGACTGTAAAAATGTCCGGGTAGTAGCAAAGTATTTGAATCCACTGCAACACACCACAGACCGCGCGCGCCCATTCCATCGCATCTCATTTCAATGCGAAGAATGTTCTTCTGTATTGCACGTACTTTTTGAACAGACGCCTCATCTCCTCCCTGGTCTCCAATCACAGCTTTAACTCGATTAATCGCAACTTGTACTGGCTTAGTACGAACTGGTTGGCGCGTACCACCAGAACCATACTGCGGTCCTTGTCCTTCGAGGGGAATATCGATTGCTGATTGACAATACTTCTTAAACAAACGATAAATCCCATAAGCTGCTCCTGCTGCTGCGCAGACTCCGAGAATCGACGCAGTAAAAGCTATGAGGCCTGACCATCTCTGTTTTGTCGTTCCAACTTCAACGTCATCTTTAGTCGCTTCGGCATGAACATGCCTCATGAAATGTGCGAAGTTATCATGAGTATCCGGAAGAAAGAAGTTTGTTATTGACGATCGTGGTTGATACATTTCAGTTCGCATCGCTTCTTCAGTAGCCCAACCTAGGGCATCATGATCAATCAAGATTAAACGTCTCAACCTTTGAGCTTCGTATCGTCCCCACGATCCATCAGAAACTGCCTCTCGATTCATCACGATATAGCGTAGCCTCAACTGGAAAGTACCAGTTCGAGTAATTCTCTCTCCTTTCGCTGTTTCGACACTATCGTAGACCTCATCATCGTCATAATTCTGTGGATAAAGTCCAGTCACGTCGTCCATGAACGTCTTCCCGATTTGGTCCTCGAGTTGCGGCATATCTTCTTCAATTACTTGCGTTTCAACTACTCCGCCGACTCGCTTGATGTTCTTTAAAACGTTATCGATTCCCATCGTCACAACGTTACGGCGAGTGTACTCGGCAACCATAGACTGCACAACTGTGGAGTACTTGTACGATCCGGTGACATGTCCAGTCAGCAAATCAAGTTTCTTCAAATACCAAACCTCGTCAACTCGTCGATCTAATTCCACGACATCCACAGCTCCATCTAGTAATTGAACGACAGCAGCAACATCGACTTTCCCGTCTCGTTTATATCTGTCTTTCACCATAAGTGAATACGCGAACGGAAATCTTCTGTGTATCGCTCCTTTATCCCGCACTGAACTTAAAACTTGAACACTCTGTTGGTTCGTTGTAACTACCACGAAAGGAGAGTCAAAAACAGTCTTCTTCTCTTCGAGATTTGCCATGAGAACTGGACACTTAGCAACGGAAATGAGATTAATCACCTCCAACGCGTCTTTATCTTCCTGTCCAGCCGCAAAATCATCTATAAGAACCATGTGCTGAGAAAAGTATCCATCGTAATACTGGTGGTCTGGATTGTTCGGTTTCGCCCATAAATTCCTTTGGGCGTCTTCAACATTATCCACCAAACCAAGTCGCATCATCACCGAAAAAGGTAACAAAGACGACAGTATTAGACTCTTACCGACGCCAGCTGAACCTTCTAACCATAGCCCGATTGGTTCCGACCGCGTCTTAATTGTGTCATACACTTTCTTAGCGTCAGTCATCATCTTCACTACTCTCGTCGCCGTTTGTCTCCACGTCTGAGGAAATGATCTTTCTGTTCCGTAAGCGTTGACTTCCAACGCGGTCTTATACAACTGTTCAAGAACCACGTAGTTTGACTTTCCTGCTACGGATTTAAACAGATTGTTGTTGTCTGCACGATTTCCTGAGACAAAGGCATCACAGTCGATTTGCCACTGTACTAGGCGAGAGTGATTATCTCGCGCCCAATCTTCAAACAAATTTCGTCCTTCCGTGACATATTCAACTGCTGTCGACACACCGTTACGAATGAAGTCCCACAACTTTGGGACAACCATGACACCATTCGAAATTTTACCAAACGTACTAGCAAGCTCGCCCATTCGATGAGTCGCAAGGGTACGAACATCTTTAACGTCCATTGATGACATGTTCCATCCGATCCCCGCTAACAAAGTTCCGACAAGCGCTGTGGCTACTGCACAGCCAATTTTTGTGTAGGTAGACAAGCCCTCATTCTCATCTTGATTTAAGAACGGGAAGCATCCTTCTGTAAGTTGTTGCACGAGCTTCTCTCCGAGAACTGCTACCTTAACACATTTTGCTGATATTGCTGCTAACGTTGCAGCACGAACCAGCGCGCTAGTACTCTGTAATAACACATACAGATTGAGTACAAAATCTGTAACTGTTGTCGCCATCGGGAGATACACGTCCATGATCTTTCGATACGTCGAGTTCATCAAGTCTCTGAGTTCCTTCGTTGTTCCATCGGTAACCTTCCGACAAATACGCGACTTGATACAATTCCACCACCCTCTTACAGAATGAAGGAATGTTGTTTTTCCAGCTTGACTTTGAAATTGGAGGTCAGGTTTTCCTCCCTGATCGTCGTATTCAATGTTCAACATCCACTCAAGTTGGTCGGCGGTAACTCCATCAACCTCATGCTGACCGCCAAAGTACAACGTTCGCAACAAACCAAGTTTTTCTCGATCAGTATAATACTCGGTTTTCATTAACGCTTGTACAAATGATCCTTCAAAGTTTTCTTCTGTCGCTTCTCGGTACAGGACACTCCATTCTAGAACGTTCCACTCGAGCTCGAATGGCATGATGGCACTACGTTCTTCGTTGAATTGCTCAGACGTCATTCGATCATGAGCTCTCTGGAAATGACGCTGAGCTGCACGATCTCGAGCAAACAACAAAGTTGAACACGGAATGCCGTATTTACGATGGCCTCTCTCATGCACACGATGCGACAACCATCTGAACTGTTTTCGCTTGCCTTCGTGGAACTGTAAATTCCAATCAGTTGTCTTCTTGAAGCTCTTCATAGTCATGCTTGTAGTCTCGATGTCCGACAACCACAAAGGCATCGTCTGCCAATAGTTGCTACTAAGAAAATCAAGCATCGTGTACATAGCCTTACGGCAAAATGACGACACCTGATAATCAACTCTGACGGTTCCATCAAGTCCTGCTTTGTTGTCCCAACCGGGCATGATTCTCACTCGTGAATGAGCCGGCATATAATACGATATCAACGTGAGCAACAGCGGCAAAGACGTCATAGTCTTCAACGTCCCAGTCGATTTCGTTGCGAACAGTACCATCGTGCAGGCAGCGCACTGGCCACTTGAACACTTGTAACGA